AGAGCATCACACAGCATCAGACCATACTTCACGATGTTGAGGTGGCTGGTATTGCGGGCGGTTTGCTCGGAAGCGAACTGGGCGAAGGTGGTGGTCATGGCGTGGTGTCTTTCGCTGATGTAATCAGTATAGGGCAGATCAGAGCAGTTCTAGGGGGTCGTATGACAGTTCCTCAACTGGCAGGTCACGCTCGATCTCGGTCACATCGTATTCTTCATCGATCTGTTCCAGGAGCCAGCGGTCAAGCATTACTTCGTTCATCATTTATTCAGGGGAGAAGAGTAAAAACGGCGGAAAGCAGTAACAATAATAATCAGAGTAGAAACTACACCAACCAAACCAAGGAAGGTGGTAGTGTCACCAACAAAACCGTAAGTGTCAGGTGTCATTTTGCGTAAATGCAGTTGGGATTAGTAGGTTGAGCAGCACACACTTTATCGTATGCATCGAACAGTTGTTTGTCTCGTTGGATCAACATGCCGTTGTAAGCAACAACGGCAACGACAGCGAGAGCGATGTAGGATAGTTTCATCAGTACAGTTCGTAAGGTTCAACGTTGTACTCGATCACATCCAGGAACTCTTGGAAACGATCAAGAGCTTTCTTGTTCATCTTAGGATCCATGAAGGAGTAGTAGAACTGAAGAGAGTAGCGAGCACGATCTTCTGGGCGGTCCAGGATCTGTTGGAGGCGGGCGTTCATGTCGTTCCCTTGAGTACCTTAGTAGTATAGGGTCAGTCCAGCTCGTCCAGAGCATCCAGGAGACACTTCTGCAAGTGGCTCTCCAGGGTCCAGTCATCGACGCCATGGGACTCGCAGATGGCATTAGCATCCTTCTCGTCCAGGCTCCACATGGCATCGAGCAGATACTTCATTTGCTGGGTGTCCAGGGGCACCAGCGTGGTCACAGAGGGGCAAGGGTAGGTCATAGGGGTCAGAGGGGGGTTACAGGCGATTCTGGAGGGGTCTCAGCAGCACACCATGACTTTCATACGGGGCTGGGTGTGGAACTTGGTCACGGCGTACCCGTAAGTGTTGATACGCTCGTCTGCCTGACGCTCCATCTCACGCTTGCTGATCAGACGCTCGCTCATCTCAGCACCATCAAACGAGGTGACTTGAACGAACTTATCAGTCAGACCAGCAGCAGGATAGAAGTCAACCTGCATGGCGCCTTGAACGAGTTGCATGGGGTGTCTGTCGATTACTCTGTAATGATACAGCGTCCAGTGGGCGCTGTGGTGAGGGGGTGTGCAGGTTCTCAGGGTGGCACAGTTCCGCGTGTTTTGCGTGGAGACGCGGAACTATCATGTCACCCCCACATTTCTCTGAGTTGATTTACTACAGAATCGAGCGAGATGCCAGTACTCTTTGCAGCATAGATTGTAGAGACAAGCATACTTTCCACATCATCACCAAGCATACCCATACTACGGTTACAATTATCACACAACCAACCGCGTTGAACGAGAGTTTTGTGGCAGTGATCAAACACCAACGCTGCTGTATCTGGGTCGTTCTTTTTAGGACCAGGATCACAACCACAACGGTCACAGCAAGTGCCGAGGGCAGGAGTCTTGGGTTTACCAGCAAGTTTAAAAGCTTTTGCCTTGCCCTGATTCATCTTCTTATTACAATCGCGGCAATCTGTTCTCAGATAGATCACCCTAGCGTTGGTGTTAGTAGAAGTATTCAAAGCAAAATGCTCAAGAGTATAAGGAAACACTACCTTACACTTAATACAAGCTTGGGTTTCCTTATGATAAGGTTTACCTTGCAGATGATCGGGAAGTGTGTAGGTCTTAGACTTAGGCATGGGTGTGTTTCTTTGACTCTTATAGTATGACACAAAAAAGGGGTGCCGTCAAGCACCCCCAAACCAGTCCGTCAACTGTCCCCGAAGACGGGGTGGATCTCAGTTTTTACATGCTCTGTCATGTTAACATGCTGCTCCCACAAGATCGCATCCTCTAGATTGTAGAAAATAGCTTGTTGTTTGCTTTTCTTGTTCTTCTTGCCCTTCATCCACACAACTGCGTACTTCATTCCAATACTCATGATAAACTACAAGATTTGATTGATAACGTCCAATACGCTTGGACTTGTCTGGTTCATCCATGAAACAGATCGTTATGTAATCGTCGTCAATAAAGTTGACCCATCCTTTGGTCTGACGATACTCTACCATCGTACCATACTTGAAAGTCATCAGTCAACTTCTTTGAATGCACTACGGTTTTTGTTTTCTGGTTTTGGTAGACGGAACATCTCCTTAAGGTCATTAAGGTCTGCAATTTTTTGTTCTAGCCTATCAATTTGTGCTTGTAAAATTTGAAAGTTTGAATCGTTATTGTTCTGCATCATCAGAACATTACGCATAGCATCTTTAAATTCGTCTTCAGTCATAATGGCTCAGTTGTCGTGTCAGTTCTACATCAATACCAATTAATTTAGAATACAGGAATTGCTCGTATTCGTTGCCTTTCAGCAGTTCAACGAGGTTATTTATTTGCATCTTGGCAAGGATCAGTTTGGTTTTCTCATCCATTTGCTGCTTCGGGTGGAGAAACGACATTTTCTGTGCTGGGCTTGCCATGGACTCGTTTCTCTTCGCGTGGAGATATTCTAGCACACTATCCCGCCATTCCATCAACTCGTTGTAACATTTTTGATTATGGGCACACTGGCGTAGCTCGTGGTCTGGTTTCAAGACGCTCTCGATAAAAAGACCGAGAGCATCTTTCTGCTTGAGTTGCTTGTCGTTCATGGTAGTCTCCATAATCAATAGTATTTACTCAACCAATCAGGGACTGACCCTTGACAAAGATGGTATCTACAACCGCTTGCAGGCGCTTCTCAGTCTGCTTACCATAGTTGGTGAAGACAGGCACAGTCACGAAACCTGTACGCTTGCGGTACATCTCTAGTTTGCCAGGAACGATCTTACCAGACTGAATATCAGCGGCATCACGCTTGTCCAGACGGATCACACGACCGATGGTTTGCGCCATCTCAATCACAGGCAGATTGCGAAGGAGAATGGTGTGGGTGAGACCAGGCACGTTGATACCTTCAGACAAAATGCTGTAGTGGAACATGATAAACTTACGGCTGGGATCTTGACCCCAGGCAGTCAGAGTGTCAAAGAACACTTCACGACCCACTTTCTGTTTGTTGATGTAAGCACCATGCTTGCTGGTGATGTGGAGCACATCATAACCACGCTCAGCAAACTCTGCCATCACGTTGGTTTGAGACAGTAGCGCCCACAGCACACGAGTGTTAGGAGCAGCAACCAGGATTTTCTGAGCGGAATCAGAATCAAGTTTGCCAACAATATCCATCAGAACCTCGCGGTCATTCTCTGCAGCAAGCAGAGACTTGTTACGCTCAAAGTCAACAACATGAGCTTGAACAGTAGGAGGAATGATGCTACCGTTGTTAATCAGTTCAGGAGCAGGCACAGAGATCAACTCCTTGCCATACACATCAGTATTGTGCATACTGATGTTGCCACCACGATACTTAGGAGTAGCGGTGAAATAGTATGCGTTCTTGGCAGTCAGAGTAGCAGCAGCAACTTCCATGTAGAAGTCACGACGCACAGAGTTGTGCGCCTCATCGTAATAGATGGTATCCACATCAATACCTGCCTCGTTGATGCGACGCAGAGAATTATAGGTGGTGAAGATCAGTTGGTGAGTGTTAGCTGCCTTGCACACAGCAGCGTGGCAACTGATTTCATCGATCTTGGTGGTGCTGTTGCCCACAACCTCACCGCTGTGAACGTGGAGAACACAGGCGTCAACCTTGCCGTTCAGTTCTGCCCAGAACTCTTCATAGAGTTGGACCGAAAGCAGGATGCGAGGAGAGACCACCACGATCGTCTGAGGGGTCTCTGCTGCCTGCAGGCGACGCAGACAGTCAAGGATCATCACAAGGGTCTTGCCGCCGCCTGTGGGGCAGGTGACGCGACCGATAGCAGCAGTCAGCAGAGCATCGAGCATACGCTGCTGGTGAGGGCGAAGGGTGAGGGTCATGCGGTGCGCTGTTGATGAAATAAGTATAGGGCATGAAAAAGGGGGCACTGGGCCCCCATGTGACAGTTGCAGAATTGGATCAGTATTTGCAAACAGGAACAAGTTTACGAGACTTCAAATCATGTGAACCGTAGATTTGAGGAATGGCACCAAGAACAACATAAGGGCGTTCATTCGGAACTTCAAGTTTGATACCGCTCAGCGCATTATTCACCATGGTATATGATGCTGCGTAGAAGTATTCCAATTGAGTAACAAAAACTTTGAGTTTCTTTCGTGCTTTTTCGGGAACAGTTTCGTTTGTATAAAGAACTAGTTCGATGGGATCATCACATTTCGAGATAGCAGGGAGGATATGTTGACACCAAGCACGATAGTAATAGGTGTCGCTGTCAACTGACATCAAAAAGCGTTTCTTACCATCAATCTTCAGGTTACGCTTTTCACACCACTGTTCCCATTTTTCACGACTTTGACGATAAACCAGAGGGTCACCTCCGTTAGCGCCAGTAGCAAGAATCTCATCAATAATCTTAGTGATTACTCCACCGCGCTCACTAAACATTTTAGTGATTTCAAGTTCATTATATAACCAATCTTCAACAGAGCTCTTATCACAGTTAAGTTCACCCTCGGAAATAAGATAAAGAGCCGAAGTAACAACGTTAGAGGTCTTTACAGAAACTGAAGGTGGGTGCTCTCCGTTTGCTTTCAATCCGTTCGTGATATAGTTACGGGCACTATCATCAGAATAAGAATAGACAGAAATAGGAATAAAGCGTTCGCCATTACGTTTTGCAGCAATAATGCGACCACGACCATCACGCGGGCGTCCATCAGTTCCATAGATGGGAGGCCAAAATCCAGTCAGAAATCCGTGGTTTTCGAAGTGAGTTTGCTGCGCTTCGATACGCTCATCAGTTTTTTCATCACGAATAGCAAGGTTCCAATAATCTTCATCATCCTCGTCTACTGTATAGAGATCAAGAAAATCGAAGTGAAGAAACTTACCATTCAGTTGTTTGGCAGGTTCAAGTGTTTTAAAATCATCGAGATTGATAACACCGATACCATTAAATCCAGGTTTTGTTTTAGACATAATTTACTTTAGCAATAGCAGTTGGGATGTTCTAAGTCGCTTTCGCATTTAAGAACAAAGTAAGAATAACACGGGTTTGGGGACGTGTCAACCCCTTGTTACAGTCTATTAACTGTCTACGGCATCCACGGAGGCGATGTCGCATACAGGCACCTCATGCTCATTAGCAATACGATACCAAGGCATCATCATACCATGATACTCAGGATGTGCCTGATATTCAGTAGTGTATTCAAATTCACCCAGATACTTTACTTCAGATTCTGGGATGTCATGATCACGCAACATCGCTTGCAGTTGCATGTGCGTCAGCTCATAGGTAGCAGGAACGTTCATTCGGTTTCCGTAGTGCTCCGCTACCATAGCACGGGCGTCAAGCGGTTGTCAAGTCCTCGAATTCGTAAATTTTGTAATGATAAAAGAATATATCTTCAATTTGCTCATCTTCAGAGATGACAAATTCAATTTCAAATTTGGTTTTTCCAACTAATAGGTCACGCATATATGATGCCTGACTCTCATCAATAAGATCATGATCTAAAAATAGATTTATGTATGTTTCCCTATATTCTTCAGTAAAATCTGTCTCTCTCAAGATTTTATCTGGTCTCAACTTGAGAGGATAATTAAGAACAAATTTATAGGAAAGTTTATTGCTATCTCTATAGAGAGTTGTAATTCCTCTAATACGGTCTTCTACTTCATTTGTTTCCACACAGAGAGCATTCAACTTAGAAAACAATTTATTGTCAGAATATTCCTGTAAATTATATGTAGAATCATATAAACTAACAGACGTAATAGATGCTTCTAGATCATATGTCATGCCATATATGATCGTATCTTTTGCATCTACGGCACCAGTAATTTTATCAATCTTTGGTTTTAGTTCAGAAAACTCTTCAGACTGAATCGAGCTAATAAAATGCTTGTATATTTCCCATGCATTAAGGACAGAATAATCTATCTTATTTCTACAATCATAAGATTTAATTTCTCCATCAACATGTTCGATTATAAAAATTTTGTACAGATCTAGCAGAGGGGGATCAGTTGGTCTAGGAAATCTATATGTAAAAAATGATTGCAACTTTGAATGGACTTCATCTTCTAAAACAGGAAGATATTGCCTGTCATTAAGAGAAGTGTACAACCATGGCATTTTCTCAAGAGTAGAAACATACTCTTGTCTGATCAAACTATGTTTATCAAGTACAATATAATTTTCGGAAAACATTTTAATTGGATAAGATAATTTGACCTAATTCATTACAAAGAGAAAAATGGACATATAGCTCTGGAAAAGCAACTTCTGCCTGACTTGTTGGAAAATTAGTCTCTAGAAAATCTACTGCTTCCTCCAAATTGCTCACTTCAACAAATGAAAACTCAGAATTTTTCATCACAGTAAACATATCATTTGGAAGAATATCTTGCCAAATTGACATCGATTCATTAATTTTTTCGACATCTTGACTATTATTCCAACCATAGGTCCTGATATAAATGATTGGTTTGCCAGATAACTTGGCATATCTTTCTATAAAGTTATCAAAGAAAAATATTTGATATTCTGAGTTCATGGTTATTTGAGCAGTAGTTTCCAAGCGATTGTTATACGTAGACCAATAAAACTCCTCGTTGGTCCTTCAGCCGTATGCGATATTACACCAGGAAATAATAATGCGGTGTTTGGTTTTGGAACATGAAAATAATAATTATCTTCTCCAAAATCAAACGCAGTTTTACCTCCCCAGTCTACATTCCAGGTTTCATTTGCATAAAACAAAAATGTTCTTCCACGATCATCATGCCAATCAACGTGAAAAGATCCCTTAGTTCCAAAAGTATGCCCATTTGCATACACATCATATAAATCATAATCTTGGTTGGTCTTTTCCTTAATGATATTTAGAAGATAATCTGTAAAGAAAGAATTATTCTCCAAACCCATAACCCAAAATGGATATCCCTTCCTACTCCTTGGATCGGAATCATGATAAGAACCATGCCCAAACATCCAATTGGGGCTATTGACAGTCTGCAATATTTTTAGATAATCACTAGAAGAGAAAAAGTTATCGTACTTTATTATATCAGATTCGGTATATTTCACGATTCAATCCAGCAAACAAAAACATCTCTTCTACCAGAAATAACTTCATTAACTCTATGAAGTAGATTACCTGGATATATAATTGCTTTTCCTTTTTTTAGTTTGATCGGCACTTCACCATTTTCTGTTGTTATTACCAATTCTCCTCCTTCATAATCATCATTAAGAAAACACGTCATACTATAGTCAGATCGAACTCCGCCACAAGGATTAGCATCATAATGGTCTTTATACTGTCCACCAGTATGATACTTAACAAAATATATTTGAGATATTCTAGATAAAGAAAATGGCAAAATTGTGTTTAGAATAATATTTTGACAGTATTGATTCAGTTCCAAACTCCCTGGTCCATCAAAAACAGTTTGACATATCTTTAGAGATTCTGGATTACTGATCCTACCATCTTTATAATTTAAGTGTTTGCAGTAGTTATTAATGTATTCAAGTTGCTCATCATTTAATAAATCAATTTCATAAATCATATATCAATCACTCAAACGTTACATCAGTATCTTCTTCTGTATAGTACTTAGTCCAATCAACATCAACTAAAGTATCTACTTCTAGAAGTTTCATTAGTTTCAGCATAGAACTTCTAACTTTCTGGTGGGATTGCTTATATTGTCCACCGAGTTGGTATAGGTTTGATATTCTAGTTCTAACAAAGTCAGAAGAAGCTTCAGAATCATGTTTCACCCACTGTGATGAGTCTTCTGGATCCATATATTCTGGTGCTGGAGTGACTCCATCTTCCAACATACCATCAGGATATAATTTTCTGTATCCATTAGGATCAACTGGATATTTAATATCAAAGGTATATTTAAAAAACTCTAATGCATTTTCAAATTCATCTGGTTTTTTAACACTATCAGCTCTCAGATATGCTCTCCACTTACTCCACATATCTTTCTCACCAGGAAAACTTTCTGGAACATCTGGTAGCATTCTCCAATCACTAGTGGAAAGCATAGCATTTTTTTCAGCAAGTTTTTTAACGTATCTTTGTTCAAAGAATACATATTCACCTGCGATCTCACCTATAGCACCCTGAATTTCAATAGATCTTACTTCTTTAATGACCGTGAAAAATTCAAAACACAATTCAAAAAATTCTTTTGCCTGATGAGGAGTTCCTCCTTTAAAATTATAAGTTGACCAGTAACTTGATTGTGTTGCAAAATCATATTTAAGTTTTTTCCTCTGGCAAAAATATTCGCCAGTATTGAAATAACAGAAAAAATCTATTTGATCCTTTTCTGTATGCCAAAACGGATCGATGGCATTAGAAAAAAACTTTTCCAATAGTTCTGGATTAATGTTAGATTTTTCGAGATTATTCTTAGTAAAAATAATTTTATTAAGAAAATCAACGGTCAATAGTGCTTCTTTTATCATCCGACTACCTATGTGTTTTTAATGTACCATCCCGTCAATATATATTTATCTTGAGAAAATACCGTATTTCCTTTGTGTACATGAGTATAACCAGCTGGCCAAATAACTACAGTTCCAGCAGTTGGTTTGATCCTTCTTCTTTGATATAGAAACTCTGTTTCACCATCGCCATCTGGCATATCATTAAGGTAAATCATCCAAGTTAATTCTCTCATAGCATGTGACATGTTTGAGTTTTCATAATGCCACAAATGATATCCTCCACCTGGGGGAGTTTTTTGCATTTTAATATCTGTCGAGATCAAACCAGCATGTTTTAATTGAGGATAATTGTTAACATAGTGAAGAGCACATGATTTTAAAAATTGATTTACCTTATGAGTAAGATCATGATTAGCGTAATTAATTAAAAACGCATAATCTTTACGATTTAAAGATCCGCCATAATAATCTTCAGATCTATGAATTTGCGGATCTTGTTGGACTTCATCTATGGTTTCATCAGATAATGGTTCAATTGCACAACCATTTCTAGAAAAATTAACATCAAAGAAATCAATCAATTCTTGACAAAATGATTTTGGTACAAAATTTTTCCATACTCCAATAAAATCTTCGAATTCAAAATCTGTGATTTTTTCATCGCGCATCAACTCTACAGGTCTGTATGGTTGAACAGTATTTTTCATAATAATCAATATGCTTTGATAACGTATTTAGTCTTGTGAAATGGGTTCAATATTGGCACTTGTCTCTGTGGGGATAAAGCAACATCTGGGGTTGGTTTTTTGATATTTGTAGTTAAAGTAAATGTTCCTTCGGTCATGTCCATAAACACATCATTAGCATTTCCAGTATTTGTAGTGAAAACTAATTGTATGCTAGTTGAAGCATTTCCTAGTCCAGAACCATATGGAGATCCAATAACACCAGCGCCAGCAAAATTTCCACCAGAGAAATCTGTTTGTGGATTTTCTACTGCATCTAAAGTTAGATAGTGTGAGTGAGAAAGAGGAGATCCAGATGGAGGAGTGTAACTGTCAATTGTGAAACTACCAGATTGGGTATCAATAACTGCAGCAACATCTCTACCACCACCAGGGGCATCATTACCAGAAGTGTCTATTAATTGACCAGAAGCAATTTGACCAGCAATAACGGTTGCTGGACTTGGCCAGTGTGTCATGAATTCTATTTCTAATTGTTCTGTTCTATTACCAGTAGGACCAATAGAAGGATCTGGTAATTGTGCGACAAATGCATCGAGGTTTTGATATGCTGGATCATAAAGTCTTAGTTCTTGCACAAAATTAGATCCAAGTTGAGTATTAAGGAATGCTTTCCACTGTGCCAATCTAACATCATCATAATCATCAGTACCACCAAATGGTCCATCATCACCACCAAGTCCATCTCCACTACCATCCCATGGCAACCACTCCTTTACAGTATCTCCAATACCAAATAACATTCTACTATTCCATGGAATTAAAGGATCTCCATCGTCAGCTTCAACAATTGCAGAAATATAAAGGTGGTCGTGTACTGGCACCTGGACAAGAACATCCCCAAGTGGTCCAATTTGAGCACTAACTGATCCAGTTATGCTAAAAGGTACTTCTGTAGTAACAGATTCCAATCCAGTCAATCTAACTGTACCTATCGAGAAGAATATACTATCTACTCCATTTGTTCCAGTACCCTCAATTTGCTCCAAAGGTTGAGATCCAGAAACATCAACTTTATCAAAATACCAATATCCACCTTCAGATCCAACCTTGAATATATCACCGCCGACGGTAGAAACTGGCAAGAATGAAGATGATGCTCTACTGCCATCAACAAATCCAGTTCCAGCAAGTCTTCTATTTCTGTAATCTGGTAACTTAAAGTTTCCAGAATATACCTTTGTTACTGGATTATAACTAGCATTTCCACCATAAGTATTGCCAATCACATCCCATAGAGCCCAGTATTGTGCAGCGGAAACTTCTCTACCATCACATGCAATAAATCCTGGATATCTTGATGCCAAAGATCCGCCAAGGTCACCATAACTAGCAGTTGCTGCTTCCTTGAGAACTGGAAGAACTGTTCCAATTGGATATCCATCAAATTTTTCAGATTTTCTGCTGTACCAAACTCCAAGATCAGTTGCTGGTGGGGGTGGAGTTGCATATGTTGTTAATGCCCATGTAAAAGGGTTACTACTTGTTCCTGTACCAACAGTAACTGTTGTGGATGTAGTTGTTAACAGGTTACCAGATGCTTGTAAAATTAAATAGAATGTTGAATTAATAGTAGGATCGAATGTTCTTGGTCCCGCAACTGGAGTATCATAATCAATAGAAATTAATGCGCCATTTGTAGCATTAATGGTAATTGGTCTATTGATTCCAGTAACAGTTATGACATTACTTGACACATAATCAAGTGGAACAACATTCGATCTGTTGACAGGAACATTAAAAGATGCATCAGTATCTGGACCACTACTTGTAGTGACCTGCCATGCTGGAATTACTCTATTACCAACTTTAATTTGAGTTTCTACAGTAGTACTAAAACTAGCAGATGTTTTAGCATAGAGTGTTATTGTATCTCCGTTCTTTACAGTAGCTGGAAGTACTCCTATAGATCCATTATTAATTTTTACTTTAACTTCAGATGCCGTGGTAGAAACTAAGGTCACAGGAACTTCGATTCCAGTTCCAAGACCCTGAATTCCTCCAAGTGGTCTAGCAGCAGATGGTTGAAGATAATCTTCAATCGCATTTGTTACATCAGGAAAAACAAAACTGTCTGGTGTAGTGGAGGGATTGGATCCAGTTGTCACAATCCACGCAGATCCGTCAGCTTCATCTCCAATACTGACAGAAACTGATTTTGGTGTAAGACCAGTTGTAGAACTAGTAACCTTTAATTGCAAATACTGACCATTTGAAATGTTCCTTGGATTTGAAGAAAATGTTACTCCGCTTAAAACATCAAATCCGTTTGCATTAGTAGATGTTGTGTTTGTATTAGATATACCAAACTCTGCTCCATTATCAACGGAAACTACAGCATCTGTGTTTAAACCTTGGATTCTAATTATATTACTATAAATTGCTGTATTTACTGGTTGACCATTTAAATTATCAAATACTGGAAATGGATCTGGAATATTTTTAGGAACAGATTTTGTCGTGATTTTCCAAGTTTCATTACCAAATCCGATCACAAGATTCAATCTTGTTGTTTGATCATTAAAACTTTTAGTTTTACCTCTTACCTGTATTTTTGCTCCATTTTCAACAGTTACGCCAACGGTATCTTGAATCCAATCAGTATCCCATGTTCCATCTCCATTATAATCTATTCTAAGAGAATAAACATCAACTCCACCAATAATGTTTGCTCCGAGAGATATCGGTGCTTGTGTTGTTGGAGTAAGTCCAGAGACCGTGATTATTTCTTCGCCAAGTCTCGTGCCATCGCCATAAACATACATCGTATCCAACTCAGCATCCGTAACAGACTGAAAAGGAAATGGATCTGGTTCAAAATCTTCTGGAACTGTGGTGATTAACCAAAACTGTAATAGATCTCCAATCCTTACAGTAATAGTTTCTGTATAATCCCAGAATGGAGGGGCAGTATATCTGAATTGGATATAATCACCCTCTCTTACATATAGTGGTGTAGTAGAGTATTGATATGCCATTTCAGACTAAACGTTCCAGTAGTATGAGATACTTTCAGTCTGTCATTTAAGAATTTTGTATGACCACCATCAAAATCATCATTCAGATAAAGTAAAAAAGACACCAGCAGATTAAATCTGCCATCGGTATCAACATGCCAATTGTATTGGTCATTTTCTCCATAAACTCTATAAGTCATGGCAGATCCAACCATACCATGAGGTTTATAGTAACGATTTATTAGAGGACAATCAGAATAATATTTTTTCAAATACTCATATCCGAGATTTTCCAGTTCATTATTGATATCAAATATTATTTGATTATCATTTTTTAACTTCCCAAGAATGTATGCATCATTATCTCTGCTATTTTTGATCCTAGACATATTAGGATGATTTTTTTCAATACATTCATGAGTTAAAGTAGTTCTAATTCTATCTAATGACTTATCATCTAATACATTAGTATACTCATAAATGTATTTTGTGTGCTTTATTAAAGTTGTCTCAAGTTTCTCCATACACCTTCTTTATTAATATCAACTTGTATAGGGTTATTCGCTTTTATTTCAACAGCAACATCAAGACCATCAATAAGAAGTAAGTCTGATAATACTTCTGTCTCTGGTGTAAATACTGGATTCTCAGATTTAAATTTATCTTCTGTTTCTGGAAGAATTAAATTATCTGGAGTTGCATCAATATTTATGTTGATATCTTTACTAGTAGATGCAGACCCCCCAGATCCCTCAGCAACAACAGCATAAGTAACCATTCTAGGTCCAAATTCCGTATATGGAATACTAGTATCAAAAGTTCCAGAAACTTCTGTTGTACCAACATTAATTTCAGCAGAATTTGGTTTGTTAAGTTGGAATGATGTTCCAGTTACTGTTGTACCGTCTAAGTAAAAATAGGTTGGTGTTACTGTAACAGAAGTATTCGAATATCTGGTAGTATAACTTATTGTAGATTGTTGACCATAATCTATAGTATCTGGTGTGGTTATAGAAATTGTTGGTGGATAATATACTCTCAAAATTATGCTGTCAGAGTCAGTTCCACCAAGTCCAGAAACTGTAGCACCATATGTAGTAGTTTGTGTTGGACAAACTTGACTAAAGCTATTGAGGTTTTGATTGGTTATGCCAGGTCCAATTGTAATTGTATCTGCATCACCAGTAGTTGTCCAAGATAATGTTGTGCATTCGCCAGCAATTATTGAAGATCTTGCGAGAGACAGAGTTACTATTGGTGGAATATAGACAGTAACAGTAACATTTCTGGTCGTTGTTTGATTTCCCTGTCCGTTAGCCGTAAGAGTATAAGTCGTAGTAAATTGTGGATTGACTGTGGTGCTGCCATCTACATCAACACTACCAATACCGCCAATACTAGCAGAAATAGCGTTGCTAGTTTGCCATGACAAAGTAGAACTTTGACCTTGAATTATTGCTGAGGGAGAAGCAGTAAATGAATCAATTGTTGGATAGACTAAGGTGTAATCAACATCAATATACCCATTACCAAATGCATTAGTACCAGATCCAGTAAAAGTTGCATAATTTGAATCATATGCACTTGCTCCACCAGTTCCTCCTATTGATGGATACCTACCAGCACGGTCATCTGCGCCTTCTCTTCCACCAGCGCCTCCTGGGCATCCACCGCCGCCGCCGCCGCCACCTCCGCCGTCAAATCCTTGAGATGCTCCAGTTCCACCGCCTGAAATACTAGATAAATTTCCAGTACCAAATCCCTGCCCAAATCCACCATCGCCACCACGAAGAAAACCATCTGGATAACTAGCCCCACCAGCGCCGCCGCCGCCACCAGCAACAATAATATATCCGTTTTTTACAGAATCAAATACTCCACTAGCTCCTCCACCTCCACCTCCTCCACCAGAACATCCCTGGGGACCAGTTCTTCCACCGCCCCCACCAGGAGCAACAGAAGAAGGTCCGCCAGCTCCAGCGCCACTATTTGATACACATCCAAATCCACCCCCACCCTGTTTGCCAATTCTAAGTGTTAATGTTCTTGCCGTAAAGGAAGATAATACAAAGGTTCCCCATCTACCTCCACCCGCAGTTCCTCCAGGATTTCCATCACTTCCACCATTTCCACCAGATGCAGCTGCAACAAATAGCGTGACATTAGTTGCATTAGCAGGAATAGTTACTGTAGTATCGTCTGTGTATCTTGCCATTTTAGATCTGTCTTAAATTTTTCCATGTTCCAGATTTATTAATATCTACCTGGATTGGAGCGTTTGCTTTTATTTCTACTGGAATATCAATATCTTCTATTAAATATAACTCGGATTGAATAATTTCTTCTGGAACTATATCTGGTGTATATACTGGTTCTTGACTTCTAAATTTTTCATCAGTTTCTTCTAGATTTAAATTATTTGGAGTTTCATCGATAATTATTTCTGTAGTTTCGGTAATTCCAACGGATCCACCACTACCTTGGACAGTTAAAACATAATCAACAAATCTGGGTCCATAATCATCATACACTACATTAGTATTTAATGTTCCATCCCTAACAGTTGCCGACGATGGTGCTGATAACTGTGATGACGTTGCTGCTGGAAGATCATAATCATATGCTAATGTTGATCCAGAAGAATTTCTGAAATAAATTTTTAAATTAATAGAGCTGTTACCATACTTACTGGTATATTGTATAGTTCCTTGTTGCCCATAATCTAAAGTTTCTGGAACTGTTAGTGTAGCAGTTGGTATTTGATTTACTGTTATGGTTATACTATCGGTATCTTCTCCACCAAGTCCAGAAACTCTTGCACTATAAGTTGTAGTATCAGAAGGACAAACTGTTGAGAAACTATTCAAGTTACCATTAGAAACTCCACCAGATAACCACGTTATACTACTAGCATCACCAGTAGTAGTCCAACTAAGAGTAGAACACTGTCCCGCAATAATAGTTGTTGGACTTGCAGATAAGGTGATATTTGGAGGAATATAAACAACTAAAGTTGTGCATCTAGTCGTAGTCCCACCTTCGCCAGTAACGGTAATACAATATTGCTGATCATCGCTTGGAGAAACTGTGGTAGATCCGCTATAACTAGTATTTCCAACTCCAGTAACATTAGCAGAATATAAGTATGATCCGCTAGATGACCAAGACAAAGTTGCACTCTGTCCACTAATAATAGGATTTGGGCTTACTGATATACTTGCGTCTGGCGCTGCTGGTTGAGATGGTCCGTCCAAAGCAAACGAAATTGCAACAGGATTGGTTAAAAAACTATCAGAGCTACTACTATTCTGAACCGTCCACGACCAAGCAATATTTTGTCCCTTAGAATAAAATTTTGTAGAACTATTTCCACTAGTAGTAAATCCACCAGAGCTGAATGATCCCCCACCATAATTAATGGTTCCAGTATCATCAGTTGCAACAGTAAGCGTATAATTTCCAGACCACGGAGCATTAATGTTCCATCCCCCAGTAATAACAACGCTTTTTAGTCCAGTTGTTTGACTAGGATTATAAGGAGTTGACGCATAAGAGTTCATGAATGAACTCCAATTTGGATTGCTACATGCATTCCAACCTACATCTCTACTAGTTGAGTATATTGGCATTTTAGAGAGACCTCAAATTTTTCCAATCGTTTTGCTTGTTTATATCGACCTGTATGGGTGCATTTGATTTAATTTCAACTGGTATATCAACTCCATCAATATACATTAATTCTGACAATACATCAGTTTGTGGAGTAAATACTGGATTCTCACTCTTAAATCTACCATCCGTTTCTTCGATTACCAAATTATCTGGAGTATCGTCAATAATTATTTCAGTAGTTGTTGTATCAGTTGCTTCACCACCACTACCCTGTGCGACAATAATGTACTGAACAGAAAATGGTCCAGACTCCCCGTATGGTATATTTGTAGCAAGTGAATTATTTGAAACAACTGTATTTAATCCACCAATCTCTGCGCTATTGGCAACTGGAGTAATATTAATAACTGTACCAGTAGTTGTATAGTTATTGCCAGTAGTGTTATCTCTGAAAGTATAATATGGTGTTATTGTAATTGATGAGTTTGCGTATTGAGTTTCAAAAGATATAAATCCCTGCTGACCATATACTAGTGAAGTTGGAGAAGAAATAGAGGCGGTTGGTGGTTCATAGACAACAATAGTTACTGATGCTGGGGGAGAACTTCCACCAGATCCAGAAGCAACAGCAGTATAAGTTGTTGTTTGCGTTGGACAAACTGTTGCATTACTGGATAAATTAGAATTTGTCAAAGGTCCACTAGTCCATGTAATTAGATCGGCATCTCCAGTTGTATTCCAAGCTAGTTGAGCACAACCACCTCTTATTACTGCAGTTTTTGTTGAAGATAAATTAACTGTTGGAATTATATACATAAAAAGTTCAATTCTTCCTGATGTGCCAGCATTAGCATTATTGCCACCTGCTGCTCCAGCACCACCAACAGTTGCCGTATAACTTGCTCCAGGAGTATAACCTTTTTCTATTATTTGATTTCTACTCAACGTTACTTCCAAAGCACCACCAGATCCACCACCACGTCCCTGAGCACCCTGTTTTGTTCCAATAGAAACAAATGTGAAACATCTAATATATCCGTTTGCTCCTTTATTATTCTGAAACCAAAGTTTAATACCTCCATTATATTTGTCTCTAAATCCATTTAATGTGTATGGAGCAGCGGTTCCACCACCAGCAGCTTGTTGACAAATATCAGTAACATACCAAGTCCAAGAATTATCTGTATATGGAACAACAAATCTAACATCATAATATTTTCCATTTGTTGGCGCATATCCAAATAGTCCATCGGCAGCGTCTTTATTTTCAAAAGAAACTGTTATGTCAGGACTAGCTGTAGAAAAAATGTGTTGGTTAGTATCATTATTAAAGAAGTGGGTTGATGTGGAAACATATTGGTAATATCCAGGAGTTCCATCACCGCCAGCACCATATGAAACTCCACCATAACTTATAGCAGATCCACCAGCAAATAGTGCTCCATTATTTCCAGATGATGCAGACACTCCAGCAAAACCATTAGTATTAAATCCTCCACCAGATCCTAATGAGTTTTTGTTTCCAGATACGCCACCACCCTGTCCTCCACCAGCGACCATACCAAGCCAAGAAGAATCACCTCCATTAGCTCCATCAGCATTACTTAATAAGTTTGGGGATACATATTCACCTCCACCTCCACCGCCCCACATACGCACACGCATGTTATATACCTGATCAGGTATTTGATAACTTTGAGTAGAAGTAAATGATACAGATACTGGCATGTCAGAAACGTATTAAATATTCAACTAGAATAAATGGTGTAACAAGTTGATCAAGTTTTTGCTCTTCAAGGACATCAACATCAACATATGCAGTAACTCCACTCATATCAACTGGAATGGTACTATGTGTATAAGTAAAATTATGGGGATATGTAAATGGTCTGGTAATATTATGCTGGTGAATAGATGCTCTTCCTGCTGCGTTGGATGTTTCTAAAACATGACCAGATCCACTATTTGCTCCAAATCTTTTTCTATCTTTTCCTCCATCTCCACCAACCTCATGATTGCCAGTATAATTCAAATAAGTTTGATTTGAATTGTGTGCGTGTCCTTGAAAATTTTCAATATCTAAACTAGTTTGACTAGTTTTAGAAGCTAAGACATACTTAGGTGATCCAAGCATATCGATTTGACCACTCTGAACAATCGTAGCATTTCCTATATAACTGGCATTAATTCTATTACCAACATTACTAAGAACTTCGATTTGAGGTCCAACTCGATTTATTGGCGTTGCTTGCTCGGTTTCAGTATCAACAAAATCATTATTATAAACACCAGTTCCTCTACCACCAAGAATTACTTTTGATCCAAGATCTGGTAATCTAAATTGTCCGAGATCTCCAGTAGCTGGATCCGCACCTCTAAGATTATCATTCTCCCTTCTAAATCTAGACTCATCTCCAACTCCAAGTATTTGAGCTAGAGCATAATAATCTTTTGCATTTTGAACAGATCCATCACACTTCAAATAACCAGCTGGTAAATTTTGCCTAAAAACAGCAGAATTTGGATCATTTGAAGATCCAATACCAGGAGTTGAGTGAATAATAATTGATCCAGGATAACCACC